TTTTACGCGGCTCTTTATCTAACAACCGCTACCATTACAGCAGCCACAGCAGCTTACACCGTAACGGGTGAAGTATCAGGGGCGAATTACACTGCGGGTGGTGTTGCCATAACAAATGCAAATGCACCAGCATCAAGCGGAACCACAGCTTATTGGACTCCTAGTGCGTCTTTTGCATGGACAAACGTAACGCTTTCAACAGCATTTGATACCACATTGATTTACAATAATACCGCAACAGGTAAAAATGCCGTAGCTAGTTATGGTTTCGGAAGTCAAACTGTTACAGCCGCGAATTTCTCATTGACGATGCCAACTAACGACTCTACCAACGCATTGTTGAGACTTGCATAATGGAACTCACCACTGCCCAAAAAGCGACTTTAAAAGCCTATATTCAGAATGATCCTGTTCTATCCTTGGCAACACATGATGGATCGGGTTCAACTTATATTGCAGATAAATTGAATGTCATAACTAATTTTGTGGTTTGGCAGACACAAGCATCTGTATTAGATATTTTTGACGCGATTAATTGGGCTAACTTAACACCATCCGACATACCGGACGGCACTAATGCCTGGTTATGTAGATCATTAGCTTGTCAAGGAAAGCAATTTAACTTACAAACTATTCTAAGCTCTCGCACAACAATCAACGCATCTAAAGCCAATATTCGCGCTGGTTTGCAAGACGCTTTAACCTCTATTCCATCAGGCATTGGTGGAGCTAATAAAAACGCTGGTTGGACTAATGTAAATTTAATTATGCAGCGTAATTCTTCTTTAATTGAACAAATATTAGCTACTGGCACTGGAACAACCGCCAATCCTGCAACATTAGTCTTTGAAGGATTGATCTATTACACCGATATTAATAATGTAATGGGCTGGGCATAATAATGGCTTTAACATTCGGCACATCAACAGCACTAACTATAACAGCGGCTAACCTTGCTTCTGCCGCCAATCGATCAAGTGCAGCAGTAACAACAGATACATCCGTCAATGTTATGCAAATAATGTTGACAGTTAATGTTCTTACAACTTCAACCGCTCCTTCCGGCAATAAGCAAGTAATTATTTATGGCTATATGTCGGAAGATGGCTCTAATTATCTAGGCGCATCCGGTACAGTTGATAACGTAGATGGTACAGACAAGGCATTAACAGCCCTTGGCGTACCCACAAACTTAATTGTTTTGGGAACAATACAATTGTCTCAAGGCGCGGCAGCTGTAACATTTCACGAAGTTATCGAAGTCACGTCAAGATTTGGTTGCATACCTGTTAAGTGGGGTATTGTTCTTTATAATGATGCTGGTACGGCGTTAGGTGCTACTATTTCAGCATCTTACAGAACTGGCTACTATGCGTAATTGTGATCTCCAAAACTAATAAATGGCAGTATTTATTAGACTATACACATCCTTTAATGAAAGGGTGTACGGGCGTTATATTGCCTGGTCTACGACAAGAATTAATAAATAAGGTTTTTCCGGTTGCTACAGGAACTACAGCTCAAATAATACCGAAAGTTGATACTAAGGGATTGTATTTAGACATATCTGTTGATTTCAATAGCATACAAGATAGTTATGATAGCGGATTATGGTATAAGTACAATGTAGTTACTTATATGCACGTCTACTTGATTCCTGTTACGCCAGCAGGAACACAGCGTATGATTTCAACAATGGCATCTAATATTAATGTTAGTGGCTGGAACATAGCTCCCAATGGCACTAATATGAGAGCTATGGCAGCTCGATCAGGAGCCACAACCATATTAACAGGTGCGGCGATTGTATTAAATAAGGTTAAAAGTGCATTAGTAACAATAGATGCTACCAATATGACTTTATGGGAAGATGGCGTTATAACCGCCGGCCCAACCGCTCATGGTGGTGTAACCACACCAACAGCCCCATTTATTATAGGCTCAGACGCATCTACCTATAGCACTATTTCACGCAACTACCTAACTATTGTCTGGAATAGGGTCTTAAAAGATTATGAAATTAGAAGCATTTGCGCTAATCCTTGGCAGATATTTGAATCACCAGGGAACACAGCCTATTACAATTTTTTTCTCTCTAATAATATAACCGTAGCTTTAACAGGCGCATCATTTACAGGTAATAATGGTAGTTTAATATCAGCTTTAGATAAGCAATTAACAGGTATTAGCAGCACAAGTTCATACGGAACTATAACACCATCATTTGATAAGTCATTAACAGGTCAAGCAATAACGACAAGCAAAGGATCACTAGCTATTGCATTGGACAAGGCATTGTCAGGTCAATCAATAGCATTACAACAAGGAACTTTATTAGCCGATATTAGCAAGCAATTATCAGGACAAGGAATAACATTTAGCCAAGGTTTATTGTCGATAAATTCATCAATACCCATCATTGGCTCGTCTATTTCATTAGTTCAAGGTGTTTTAACGTCTAATGTAAATCCTTCCGCAGCCTTAACAGGACAGCAAATTAATAGTGGCTCAGGATTATTAATATCAACTTTTAATAACTCATTAACTGGTAATTCATTAACTGGTCAACGTGGTTCATTATCAACTGACATAAGCTCATTATTAGCAGGATTATCAAGCACAATACAGCAAGGATTATTAACTCCTGAATCTATAAAAATATTGACTGGCAGCGAATTATCCTCAACAAAAGGATCATTGCAACCATTACTTGATGTATTTATTACCGGACAAAGCATATCAACAAATAAAGGAAATATTTCACCTGTTATTTCAATACCTTTAGCTGGTCAATTAATAACCGTAAGTCAAGGGTCTTTAACTGTAAACATTGCCGGAGATATAAACGTACCTTTAACCGGACAATCATTATCATTATTATCAGGTGCTTTTGTTCCCGTCATATCAAAAGATATTACCGGACTAGAAACTACCACAAGTAAAGGCAATATAAATCCTTATGTTGATAAAGGTATTAATGGAATAAATATAAACACTAATAAAGGGAATGTTGGAGTTACAATTGATAAATCCTTGTCAGGTCTTGGTTTAGCTTTAGATGTTGGTGTTTTATTACCACTTATAGCAAAAGAAATCGCGCTAATAGGACAACAGGTTGATTTATCAAAAGGAAACTTATCAGTAACACTTAATGTCAATTTGAATGGTAATTCTATTATAATTGCTATGGGTGGGGTTAATGTCTATAATCCTGAAAACTTAGGCAATAATATAATACCGTTAGAATCTAAATATTTTATTAAAAATTTAATTTATGTAAAATCAATAACGATAGTTAATGATACTTTGGTGATTAATGAACAATAATAGCATAGGAATTATTTATATCGGGCATGATAACACTGTAGATTTACAGTTAAGTTATATCCCGTATAATCAAAATACGGCAATCATCATTGATCATACTACTTTAATAAAAGTTGAAATAAAGATTGGAAATGTGTCTATAAATAGCATTAGCACACCATCTGCTTTCGACTTAACACACGCAGATAGAATGATTTTAAAATTCGGAACATTGAATTTATTAAGCGGAAAATATCTTGCTGAATTAATAGCTTATGATAATCAAAATGTTAATGGCGTGGTTTGGGGATTTTTTGATTTGGTGGTTACTTAATGGCTTTAACACCTAAGCAAGAAAATTTTGCTCAATTAATAGCCGATGGTAAGGCTTATAGTGAAGCCTATAGGCTTGCTTATAATTCAGAAGGGAGCAATGAAACTGTCCAGGTTAGTGCGTCAACATTGGCTAACAGCCCCAATGTTTCCATAAGGATTGCAGAATTAAAAAATGAACTTGCCGCAAAATTATTATGGAAGCGTGAGGATAGCGTAAAGGTTTTGAGAGAAATTGCTAAACGTAATTTAAAAATCGATGAAGAAACAGGCGAGATAATACCAGCATCGAAAGATACTGACAAGATCGCCGCAGTTAAAGAACTTAACGCTATGCACGGATTTAATGCACCGATTAAAAATGAACATACATTCCCTGAACCACGCAAATTAAAAGACTTCTATGAGGATTAATGGCTG